GTCTACTCCAACTCATAATGAAATCTGCATTCATTACTTTAGCATAAGAATCTGCAATCTTATCTGCTTCAATTACTTCTGAATCAATTGCTGAACGATTGGTTTGAGATGCTGTCCATATTGGGATTTCTAAATGTCCGCCCATACCACGAAGGTCAATATAAACACCACCTTGTTCTGCATAAGTTGAATCAGTTTTGTTTGAATCTGATAATAGTAAATCTGCATAATCTACAATGATTAAATCTGGTTTGTTACCAGAAGCAATCATCTTTTCAATATGTTGATTTAATTTCTTAACAGAAACACCCTTTGGAGGGAAATACTTAATAAGTAACTTTCCTTGTAATGATTGTATCTTTGATTTAACTTCTTCTTTTTTATCTTTCAAATCTGTTGATGGTATTTGAGTAAATACAGTATCATATCTAGCACCAACATAATGTTCTGATAATTCCATTGAGTAATGAACCACACTTAAACCATTTCTAACTGCATCTGCACCAAGTGCAGTAAGTATCCATGTTTTACCTACACCAGATGGAGCAACGATTACACCAAGTTCTCCAGGTCCTAATCCACCATCCATTAAATCATTTATAGGTTTCCAATTAGTTGCAACGGTTGAACGATTTAAATCTTCCATTCGTTCATCGAAATCGTTTTTATAATCTAATCCTAAATCCGTTTCATTACCAACTTTCATTGCAGCATCTACTAAATCTTTGATTCTATCATAAGAACCAGCTTGTAATAAATCAACTGAACGTAGAATTACTCCCTTAAGATTTTGATTTATACAAAAATCTTTAAATTCATTTTTAATATAATCTAAATCTACATTACCAATTTGTGTATGAACATGCTTTAACTGGTCTATTACAGTTTTTTTAAGAATATCATTATCTACTTTTGATAACTGTACCTTAAATACATCTAATGTAGGAGCTTTTTTGTACTCATTGTGATAATCAAGTATCTCGGATATAATCCACTTGTTAGCATCGTTCTCAAAGAACTTAGGAGTGGTTATTTCCCCTATTGTATCGAGGAACTTAGTATCAGTAAGAAGTGCAGATACAACCTTTGATTGAAATGATTGCCCGTATTTCGATAATGTATCTACTTTTTGTTCTTGCATTGATTGGGTTTTTAAAACTTATACAAATATACGAAATTTATTTTTAATATCCAAATTAATCAGTTATTAAATTACCAAAAGTATCTTTCAACCAAGAATTCAGGTCTCCAAATTTATCTGTAACTTTATATTTCAAACAAACTTTCAGGAAATCTATTTTATTTAATGGTTTGATATCTTCATTAAATCTATCTAAAACATTCATTTTTATTTGACCTGAGATATCAACATCTTTTAATTGCATTAATTTCTCATTCATGATAATCTGTTTTTTAGATTCTAAGATATCATTGTATAATTTAATCTTACCTTTAGTTTCTTCCTTTTTTTGTTCTGCCAGTTCAAGTAAATTATCAACGGATAGTTCATTATCATCTGTAAGTTCTGGAAACCTCTTTAGAAGTGTTTTAATACCACATCCATATACACCAGGTATATTATCTGATTTATCACCATCTAATACTCTGTATAGTAAAAGGTTCTTTGATTCGATACCAAATTCCTCTTTTACCATAGATTTGTTGTACATTTTCTTTTTGGTAGGTGACCAAACAATTGTATCTTCATCAACTAATTGTAAAAAATCTTTATCAGTTGACATAACTACAGCTTGTTCTCCTTCTTTTAAAATTTTAGTTGGAATATATGCCATAATATCATCTGCTTCTACACCATCGTATATCATAGTAGTAAGTGGAAGTTCATGCATCATTTCCATTAACCAAACATACTGACGTTTCATAGATTCTCTTTCATCCTCATCGTTCATCATATCAGCGTACTGACGATTTACTCTAAGTTTGTTTTTATCTCTTCCAGCCTTATATTCAGGATATATTTTTTTTCTACTCTGTGAACCATTTTTTCCATCAAAAACAACAACAACTCGAGTCGGTTGAGTTTGTCTGATTGCATATCCAATAGAACGTAGGACACCAGTTACTCCTGCAACATGGTCTCCATCATCATTCATAGTTGGTATAGATGTCCAACATCTAATAAATGTATTTAACCCATCAATAATTAATACACGAGAATTCTTGTGTTTATCGATATTTTGAGTTCTATCAGTTTCAACTGACTCTAATATGTTCTTGTATAGTTCTTTCATAAAACTTCTTTTAAATCTTCTTCAAAATAATCTTCTAATGCATTTAATCTATCATCTGCATCTACTAATTTAATCAGAGCTTCCTCTGCATTTTTGTAGAAATCTTCAGTAGAATGGTCGCCGATACCAACTGATTTGTTTCCAAGAAGGTCTAAAGAAAGTAGAGCTTTGGCTTTATCAGCCTCAGCACTACTTTTTAACATTGTATATAACTTTTTATTCATAATTATTTATTCTGGTATTAAATTAGGGTCGTGTACTAGTGAATCAATATCTTTAGTATCTGTTTTATATTGTAATATTGATTCTTCACATATTTTCTTGTAAATTTGTTCTCTAACTGAATCTCTATCTTCCATAATATCTATGAAATCTTTAGATTGAAATTTAATTTCTTCACCAGTTTCGGTATCTACATATGTGTACCAAGCTCCTGCTTGTTTTACCAATTTGTTTTCTTTCATTACCTTTAACCACGAACCGTAGTTATCGATACCTCTGTCAAAGTAAATCTCAAAATCAGTTGCTCTCAATGGAGGACCCATTCTGTTTTTTTACTACTTGACATCTTACTTTCATTCCAACTGTCCTATCGTTACCGTTTACCTTTTGTTTGATTTGTCCCATACCTTTCAACCTCAATCTTACAGATGCATGAAAAGCAAGAGCTTTTCCACCACTTGTAGTCCATGGGTCACCGAATGGCATGGCATTCATCTTTTGTCTAAGTTGGTTTGTGAATACCAATGAAATTTTCTGTCTACCAATCATATTGGTAATCTTTCTCATTGCCTTCGAAATAATAATTGCTTTATCAGTAGCATATCCATCTTTACCATAATCAGCTGCTAGTTCTGTTTTGGTTGATGCTGCTGCAACTGAATCTACTACGATAGTTACAATTTTATCTTTAGATGTTTCACGAACTTTTTCAATAATAGTTTCAGTAAAGTCAAAAATCTGTTCAACCGAATCTGCGGTTACATATAGAAGTTTAGAAACGTCAACACCGATTGCTTCTAAAAATTCTCTACTTACTGCAGTTTCTGTATCAATAAGAACAGCAACACCACCTAACTTTTGTGTTTCCGCAAGGAGGTGTGCCGATACTAATGATTTTCCACTTTGTTCTAAACCTGTTATTTCTGTAATTCTTCCAACGGGTAAACCACCAAAAGGACGATTAGAAATAGCAACATCCAACATAGCACATCCAGTCGATACCCAGCCTTCTACATTAGTAGGTGCTTCATCGGAATCTAAGAAAAATGCTACTTTCTGTTCTTTGGATTGTTTGTTTAACTCACCTGCCAGAATATCTGCTAGGTCCAGTTCTTTTACTGCTTTCTTTTTCGCCATTTAGTTTGATTTAGTTGTTAAATAAGTCATCAAATGCAGCTGCAACATCATCAGTTTTCTGAGGAGCGTTGACTTCTGCTTTTGGTGTAGTTGGTGTAGATTGTACTGGTTTACTTTGAGATAAAGTAGACTGAGATACAGTTTCTTCCTTTCCTTCACCACTTGGATTTAACCATCCCTCTAATACTGATTTTAATTCATCATAAGATAATTCAGAATATAAATCTGTAATTTCAGTTTGATTTTCAATAAATGCAGTTGCTTTTGTAGCATCTTCACTCACTGGTGTTTCATTTGGTTTAACTCTAATAGTAGTAGTTGGATAAGTAGTTCCAGCTTCTTCTGCTGATTTATACTCGATTGTTAAATCTCTACCACTTGTTGGGTCTGTAATGTCTCCATAATCTGGATCAGCAATATACCCAAGAATTTCTTGATATACTGTTTTACCAAATCCCCAAAAACGAACTCCTTCGCCTTCTTCACCTCTTACAACAACAGGTACGAAAGTTCTCAACTTAGGCTCCATAGCCTTTGCTGCTTTCCAATCTTCTTTATCTCCCATTCTTTTTAGTTTATCCGCAAACTCTACAATAGGGTCTGGTCTACCAAATGATTGTGGTGATAAATAAGTTTTGTTGTTAATGTTGTAGTGAAAATACAATTCGATAAATGGATTATCCTTATCGAATTTGTAAGGAACTACCCTTACTTGATGTTTACCTGGAGTTGGTTTCCATAGTGAATCTGATTTTCTTTGTGTGTTTTGTAGTTTGTTCAGTCTACTTCTGATTGCGTTAATGTCTAAAGCCATGATTTTTACCTTTTAGTGTTAATTATTAATTGTTTAAGTTTAAAGTTTTGAGTGCTAAACTAGTAACACTCGGTGTATATATAAATATAAAGAAATCACAAAAACCACCGAATTTTTATGATTACTTATTAACATTTTACTTAGCCCATTTTCCACTTGAAACGAGTTGAGCAATGATTCCATATACTGATAAATCTTGGAAGGTATCTTCACACGATTCACCTATATTATCTTGTTTACCTAATACTACCAATTGTTTTAATCTTTGAATCTTATCATTCATTCTAAACCAAAGACCTGTAAGAGATACTTTCTTTTCTTGTTCTGTTTCTAAATTACTACCAACCGAAATATTATCTGGTCCATAGTTAGATTGTTTTAAACAAAATAATTCATATTGTGTAAACATAATTCTTTTAAACTCTGCCGTCATTTCAGGCCATTGTTTTTCCATTTCCTCAACCACTTTTGGATTATCATATGCAATAACCTCATCATATTGGGGTTCTACTTTAATTGGGTTAAATTTGTGGTTTTTACTTTCTTTTTTTATTATCTTATTCATTATTTAAATTTTATTTATACAAATATACAAAATTATTTTATTATATCCAAATATTTTATAATTTATTTTAATTCATCTTGTTTAGGAGACCCATGTCTATCGTAATAATGTGGGTAATTTTCTTCTCTATTTTTTCTAGCTCCGTAAAATATATTCCAAATTGTAAAAAATACATATACTGAAAATATACATCCACCTACTATAAACATTGCTATATTCATAATATTCGTCTTTGTCTAATTGCTATGGCGAATAGTAAAA